TGGCGCTGCGCAAAGAGCGGGATAAAGTGGAGCCTGTCCTCAAGGCAGCAGAAAAACTGGTGCGGTGCAAAGGCCGCTACCACAGCGAGCAAAACTACCGCGCACTGGCCGCGTTGTTTGGAGTAACAACTCCCGACCTCCCGCCGCTGGAAGGTGAGGCGCTGCGGGAGCGGGCGGAGCCTGCATATTATCTGAATCAGATTGACTATGGTGATGGAGAAGGTTTCGAGCTAAGAGCTTACTTTCGTGAAGTTGATGCCATGAAATCTAAAGATGACTTTGGCGGCGTTGTCATCCCCGCCTACACCGCACCGCCCGCTACAGACAAAGTTGCGGATACGGCAGTTTGTCCAAAATGTGGCAACACTGGATTAGCCGATAGCGGCGGGGTGCAGCCATGGGGAGAGCCAATTCTCATTGAGTGTGATTGCACAGCACCGCCCGCGCCGGATATTGCTGATGACTCTCTGCCGTATGATCCACAAATTGCTGAGTATGAGCAAATGATGGAAGCAGAGCAGGCTCAAGCCGACACCACCTCGCAGCAGTTCGAATCGCTGGCAGGTAAGGCGGTTGTCACTGATGAAAAGGGAAATCTACCATGTCCGTTTTGCGGCGGCAGATGCGATCCCAATGGGTGGATGGGTAGCTATGATGACG